TCCAGCAGCATTGCATCCAGTCAGAGCGGGTATTCAATCAGTCCGCAATTCTGAACACCGTTCCGCCGTTCTCAGGCGGAGGCTCGACCCCAGCGCCGTCCTACCTCTGGGGCACCCACACGCTCGCGATCCTGCAGGATCACGCTGCGCATTCCTCGCGGTTCTTCCAGAGCGGCACGTTGCCGCTGTTCCCCGGTATCGGGATGGCGCGAGTGTTCGTGATCTGCGAGGCCGAACAACCGTGGCCGAGCCCCTCGTGGGCCATGGTGAACTCGTCCCTGATCGCAAGTCAGGTCATCGCGCAGCCGACCATCATAGCGATGGTCACGAACACCCAGTTCTACCCGATCACTCCCAACCAGAGCGACATTTTCCAGCCGATCCCGATCCCGTTCGTTCCGCCGATCGTCAACTATCTCGTCCAGGCGACGGCTATCGGATGGTCTATCGACCCGTTCACAGGTCAGATGGTCTTGCGTAACACCGGGGACGTCTTCTACGTGAAGGTCGCGAACTTCTCGGACTCCAGTATCGACTACATGGCGGGAGTGCCTGGAGGACCGTTCTACGGCTGGATGAAAATCGTCCCGCCGGGTACACCGATTACGAACGTCACGCACGGCGGCATGCCGTTCTATGATTACCAGAACACTCCACGCAGGACGGTATTCTGATGTACGAGGATCGACGCAAGAGCCGGCAGATCAAGCTCGTAGCCGGCGCGATGCAGCTACGGGAACGATACGCTGCGATCACGGCGACAACGGACGCTAAGCTCGATGAAATGCGCCTCGTCTGTCTCTCGGCCGAAGCCGGCAATCGCGCCCTGTGGCTATTCATGAAAGCGAAGGGCATGGTGAGTGAGGCCGAGCGCCAGGACTGGCTCGACAAGGGGGTGAACGACCTCCTCGACCAGATCAACGGGCGCCAGGAGCAACCGATCACGACATTCGAGGCGGGTGATGGGAAACCGAACTGAGCGGCTCTCCGACGTCCAGAAGCAAGCTATCGCATGGATCCACCAGTCCAAGGCGAAAGAAATGGGCGCCATCGGCATCGAGATCGGCAAGATGCTTGCCGAGCTGACGGCCGAACTCGCTGACAGGCAGATGGAAGCCGGCCACTGGAGAGCCTGCTTCGAGGCCGCGAGGGATGAGCTGAAGGTTGTAGCCTCGGTCGCCATGCAGCACATGCACACCGAGCGGCTCGTGGTCACGAAGGCAGACCTTCAGGGACTTCCCCCGAACGTCACGCTGAACGTGCTCAAGCCCGAGCCGGGAGTGCGGATCTACCATTTCAAGAGGCAGGAAGAAGATGGACCTACCCGGCAGTGACCTCAACGTCCGGCAGAAGCGATTCATATTCCTGTACCTGCACGGGCCGAACGCTTTCGATGCCATGCAGTGCGCGTGGCAGGCTGGCTACAAGGAGACAGACCGTGCGGCAGGATGCCGAGCGCTACGCCTGCCCAAGATCGCCAAGGAGATCAACCGAAGGCTCGTAGAGGAACAGCTCCAGCTCGAATACAAGGCCGAGCACATCCGTAACGGGTTCGCACTGATCGCATTCGATCCCAGAGAATCCAAGGCCGGGGGCCCTTCCAGGGGCGAGCGCATGGAAGCGCTACGGGAGCTGGGCAAGCTCATGGGCCTGTACGTCGAGAAGACGATCCACGCGGATGTGTCACTCGAACAGCTACTGCGCGCGGCGGGCGAGCGCGAGAAGCTCATGCCCCCTGCCGAGAAACCTCCGAGCCTACGGATCATTGATGGCGACGCCGCTTGACGTCTTCAGCGTCGACAAGCTGATCGAGTACAAGCGCTTCCCGCAGGTCATGGTGCGGGAGCTGTTCCACGTGGAACCGGACCCGTGGCAGGTCGATGTGCTCGCGGAGTTTCCGCACTGTCCACGTCAAGCGATGGGAGCCTGCAAGGGACCGGGCAAAACCGCCGCCATGGCGTGGCTCGCCTGGAACTTCCTCCTCACGCGCGTGAATCCCAAGATCGGCGCCGTAGCGATCACCGGCGGCAACCTCGATGACAACCTGTGGGCCGAAATGGCTCTATGGCGCCAGCGCTGCCCCGTGCTCGAACAGCAGTTCGAGTGGGGAACACGTTCGATCCACCTACGTTCCCGGCCCGATACGTGGTTCATGTCGCACAAGAGCTGGAACCGCACCGCGAACACCGAGGAGCTGGGCCAGACGCTCGCCGGCATGTGGGCCGAGCACGTCCTGTTCCTGCTCGATCAGGCCGGCGGTATCCCGGTCCCTATCATGCGTAACGCGGAAGCTGCGCTGCAGAGAACCGGCACCGAGGGTCACATCGTCATCGCCGGCAACTGTAATTCTATCGAGGGATGCCTCTACGACGCCCTCGTGACAAACAAAGGACTCTGGCGGACGTACCACATCACGGCAGATCCTGACGACCCCAAGCGGACCCATCGCATCGACATCGGCTACTGCCGAGACATGATTAAGCGGTTCGGACGCGACGATCCGTGGGTCATGATTAACATCCTGGCAAAGTTTCCGTCGCAGGGTATCAACCAGCTCATCAGCCTGGAGCTGGTGGAAGCCTGCATTGGCCGGCACTTACATCAGCGCGCCTATGACTGGGCGCCGATCGTCTTGGGCGGGGATGTGGCCGGTCAAGGCGACGACCGTACAGTTCTCGTCAAGCGCCAAGGACTCGTCTACTCCCCGCCCGACATCCTGCGAAAGATGGATGAGCTATTCATCGCCGGCCGGTGGATGGAAGTCGCGACCAGTGCGGGAGCGCATTCCATCCAGATCGACAATACCGGCGGCTACGGCGCCGCCGTCGTCAGCATCATGCGCAACGAGGGCTACCATGTTCTGCCGATTCAGTTCGGCGGGGAAGCCTCGAAGAAAGAGCAGTTCTTCAACAAGCGCGCCGAAATGTGGTGGAACCTGAAAGAGAACCTCGAACTGGGAGCGTCTCTACCGTCGAACGTGCCAGATATGACTGCCGAGCTGGTCGCGCCCACTTTCAGCTACAAGGGAGATCGGATTCTGGTCGAGCCGAAGGACCTCGTGAAAGCGCGCCTCGGACGATCTCCAGACATCGCGGATGCCATGGCCTGCACGCATGCTTACCCGGTGGCGCCGCCCCCCGATTTTCGTAGATCACTGTTCCAGTTTGATATTGACGGTGTGATCGGCCGCACGAAAAGTGACTACAATCCGTTAGATAGACTATGAGAACCTGTATTGGTCTAAGGGCGCGCGTACGTGTAGAACGTGCGTACTAGCGCGGGCGAAAGTGGCTTACAGGAAGCGCGTATGCCAATCGGAAATGTGAAAAAGGGCGCCTTTCACCGTTACCTCGGCAAGAAAGAAGGCGAGCCGATCACTGGCGGCGACATCGAAAAGGGTCTCAAAGCCGGGGGTCACGCAGCCAAGATGGCAGCTTTCGCCAAGGCGGCGAAGAAGTGGAAGCACAAGGGGCGCGGTCACGAGGGACGCGCGGGCCGGATGTACGGCGGCAAGAAGAAATCTCATTCAGCTACAGGCTAGGAGCAGTTATGGCATTCAAGGGCACAGTTCACCGGGGCACGCCGTACCACCACATCGGCAACAAGGGCACGGCGCACGAGGGCATGGAACACGGCGCGAAGCCGAGAGGCTACGAGCACACATCCCGCGACGCCGAAGGGCGTCCAGGGGCGGACTACCGCTCAGACACGCGCGGCTACCAGCACAGTGATCGCAGCGGTACACCGTATAACTCACAGAACGGGAACTCGGACGAGTATCGCCGGCTGGTGACGCGGGACGCTCACGGGAACGTCACGAGCGAGCACGGGATCAACCACAACGATCCACGCGATAACGGCAAGGGAGTCATCTTCGACGGTGCGAACCGCTACGAAGAGGGCTACATGCCCAAGCCCGAGCGCACGATGGACTCGCCTGTCCCGGAACACGCGCCGTGGTTCGGGGCAGAGTTCATTGCGAAGGAAGACCGCGCGCACGCCGGTAGCGGGATCGAGCACACCGCGACCGACGATCTGCTCTCTATCGGCGGAGTCATGTCGAGGGGCATGGTCGGCACCTCAAGCCGGCACGGCCCTGAAACCGAGCTGATGCAGGACGATGAAATGCACGGCGAGGGTCATGCGACGCAGAGTCAGCCCAAGGGCAGCGTCAAGCACCTGAAGGAATAACCCATGGCGGCGGGCCTCGCTGCACTCCCCGGCCTGATCGAGGGGATGTTCGCGGTCCCTGCTGCCGGGGCGGCTGCGGCGGGGACTGCTACGACGGTAGCCGGGGCTACTACGGCAGGCGCGGCTGCCGCGGAAGGCGTGACGGTAGCAGGTACAGCGCTCGGAGGAGCAAGTACGGCGGCGACGACTGCTGCAGTGGCTGGCGGCGCGGCGGCTGGGGCTGGTGCTGGTATGGCGGCAGAGGGCGCATTCGGGCCGACGCAGCTCACGGGTAACTACGGGCCTCCCGCTCCAGCTCAACCGGCCACGCCGCCAGGACAGACCGCTCCCCCCGCTCCCGGTCGCATGACCTCGATCATGAAAACCGTTGCGGAGGCGACGACAGCCGCTGCGGGCGCGTCCTCGCTCTACCAGCTCGCAACAGGGGCAGGAAGGGTGCAGATCCCGCCGATGCCCATGACCGCTCCTGCACAGGTTGACCAGTCCGTCCAGGCGGCGGAGCAGCAAGCGCTGCAGCGTCGCGCGGCTGCCGGCGGGCTTCAGTCGACGATAGGCACCGGAGCAGGGCAGGCCGGGGCGGTATTGAATCCCGCCACGCTCTCACGAGGGAACATCCTGGGGGGCTAATGAGTATTCATCTAAGCGCATACGTCAGGCTGGTTCTTCTGGTCGTAGTCGCAGCGATCACGATCCTGAACGCAGTTGGAAAGGTCCCGGTTTGGCCGGCGGTACTCCTACTCGCGCTGATCCTCGCGGCTGAATGAGCAACCTCGACCTTAACGCGCCGTCTGCCGGCGAACTGATCGACTCAGCTCCGCCGGTAAAGGACGGATCCAAAGGTGCGCGCAACCTGAAGCGTTTGCAGGCCGGCGAATACGGCGCGCTCGAAGGGCCAGGAGGGATCAAGAAGCAACAGCGCCAGCGGCGCATGAATCAACCGATTCAGCAGCCGCCTAAGACGCGCTATGAGATGCGTCGCAACTACCTGAACCTCGATCGGGAGACGTGGCGCACGCACTGGCTCGATGTGAAGAATCTGTTTCTCCCGTATCGGACGCGGTGGCTTGATGACGGGGGTCTGCCAAATCGGGGCCACAAGAAAATGCAGTTCATCGTGGATAACTGCCCGATGTTGGCGCTTCGGACCATGGCCGCGGGGCTGATGGCTGGCATGACCTCACCCTCGCGGCCATGGTTTCGTTTACGACCGGATGACGAAGCTCTCGCGAATCAGCCCGGTGTCATGGAATGGTGCGAGCGGGTTACAGAGGGCATTCACAAGATCCTACAGAAGTCCAACTTCTACCGTGCAGTGCCGACCTTCTACGAGGAGATCGGTGCGTTCGGCACCGCAGCGATGGGTGTCTACGAGATCCCGTACGACCATCGCAAGAAGAAGGCGCTAATCAACTGCATCACCTACACCGCGGGTGAATACTGGATCGCGCAGAACGACGAGAGCGTCGTGGATACGTTCTTCCGCCGCTACAAGTGGACGGTGCGGCAGATCGTCGACAAGTTCGTCGAGGATCCCGAAGATCCTGATGATCCCGGCTGGGCGAACATCCTGCCGTCCACGCTCTCGCTGTGGCGTGCGCGCAAGTGGGACACATGGGTCGACGTCATCCATGTGATCGAGCCTAACGATGAGTGGGAGGCCGGCGCGCTAGGCACCAAGGGAATGCAAACGCGCTCGGTCTATTACGAGCTGGGCGCGAGTCCGTACCTACTCCTGGGCGTGAAGGGTTTCTACGAAATGCCGGTACACGTCGCCCGATGGGATGTGAACTCGGACGACGTGTACGGCCACTCGCCGGCAATGTACTGCCTCGGCGACGCGAAACAGTTGATGATCCAGCAGAAGCGCAAGATGCAGGCGATCGACAAGCTGGTCGAGCCGCCTCTGATAGGGGACGCTTCGCTAAAGCGGCAGACCGTATCTCAGCTTCCGGGTGACATCACGTGGCTGGAGGTCACCGCTGCAACAACCTTCGGACTCAAGCCGCTCTACGAGGTGAAGCCTGACCTGCCCGCTATGGTCCAAGACCTTGAGGAAACACGTAAGCGTATCCGGGCTGCGATGTACGAGGACGTTTTCCAGATGATGCGATCGCTTGAGGACACCCTTAAAGCGGGTATTACAGCGACCGAGATAAACGCGCGTAAGCAAGAACAGCTCCTTGAGCTAGGTCCACTACTGGACCGGCTTAATGGTGAGGCTTTCGGCCCCATCATTGAGCAGGTCTTCAACATGGCCGCGCGTAGGTCACGTCTGGCATGGCAGCATGCCGCGCGCGGTCAGCCGGTGCCCCAGCCGTTCGAGATGTTCTTTCCGCCACCGCCCCCAGCCCTACACGGGACCAAGCTAGAGATCGACTACATATCTATTTTGGCACAGGCCGTACGTGTAGCCGAAATCCAGGGTATCAACCAAACGACACAGTACGTGCTTATGCTCGCGCAGGCGAAGCCTGACATCCTCGATAAAGTCGACTTCGACAAAGCGGTTGACATCATCGCGGATCGCACGGGAACGCCCCCTGAATGTGTCGTCTCGGATCAGGTTGTCCAGCAGATCCGCCAGCAGCGTGCGCAGCAGCAGGCGCAGGCGCAGAAGGCCCAACAGATGGCGGAAGCCATCCCGGCGGCAGCGCAGGCTGCGAAGAACCTCGGCCAGACTCCCATCGGTGGCGGGAACGCTCTTGAGCAACTTCTCGGCCAGGAGCCCGGGGGTAATGCGTGATCGACGACCGGGACGAAGAAGAACAACAAGACGAGATCGACAAGAAGCGTACGGAGGAAGGTGTCGGCCGGCTCAACGAGGTTGAGCAGGTTAAATGGCTGATGCAGCACGAGCCGTTTCGCGACTTCATGTGGAGAGTCCTGGGGAAGTGCAATGTGTTCTCGTCCATATGGGACTCGAACTACGGGCGTATGAGTCTCATGGAAGGCCAACGGAACATTGGCCTCTGGTTACTCAAGGAGCTGGCGGAAGCTAGCCCCGGGCAGTTGCTCGCAATGCAGGAGAAAGCGAACCGTGCGCTGAGCGAGGAGAAGCGAGACTCGCGTGAGAAGGCGGCGAAGGTACGCCGCTCTTGAGCCACTCACGTAACGCTTCTTTCAGATACCAGTACCGTTTGCCCTTGCGCACCCGCGGCGGTCCTTCGCCTCTGTTAGTCCACTGTCGCATGCACTCATATGTGATTCCGAGAAACTTCGCGGCTTGCTCGCCGTTCATAATCTCAGGAAATCGCCCCATCGCATTCCTCCGATTGCCTCTTATTGGGAATCGGGCACCGAGAATACCTCAATCCCAGCATTCACGGTTACGCTCACCGTGCGATGACGGACTCCACGCCGAATCCGAGCGAAAACACAAGTCAGCCCGCACCGGCCGAAGGGGCGAAAGCTCCTGTAAGTCCTTCTCCCGCGCCTCAACCGGCAAAGGCGGAAACGCCTGCGCCGCCAGCTCCACCTGAAACCCCTAAAGCCCCAACGGAACCGGCACCCGCGCCAGCGCAGCCCGCGCCTGCGGACGCCATCCCCGAGAGCTATCAGATTAAGCCGCCCGAGGGCGTCAAGCTCGACGACGCGCTTATTACCGCTCTGACGCCGCAGTTCAAGGAACTGGGCCTCAGCTCGGCGAAAGCACAGAAGCTCGCGGAGACTTTCATCGGCTATCAGCAGAAGAACGCTGCGGCGACCATGGCCGCGGATCTCGATAGGACGATGAAGGATCCTGAGATTGGGCAGATGAACTGGGGCAGGACTCTCTCGGAAGTGAATCGTGCCTTGAGCGCATTCACGACGCCCGAGGATAGGAAGTGGATGGAGGCGCGTGGGGATGGGAACCGGCTGGAGTACGTGAGGCTATTCGCAAAGATCGGTCGCGCCATGGCGGAAGACCGCCCGGCGCGTGGTAGTCCCACGAGTGCCGAGAAGACTTCCGTAGCGACGAAGCTCTACGGTGGTCGCGACCTCGTGGGAAATGACAAGCAGTAGGAGTCCGTAAATGGCAGTCATTGGCGGGACAGTCCTCACACTGTCCGACTTCGCTCAGCGTCTCGATCCCGATGGTTCCGTTCCCGACATCGCGGAGCTGCTGAACGAGAAGAACGAAATCCTCTCCGACATGCTCTGGGTCGAGGGCAACCTGCCGACCGGCATGCGTACTACGCAGCGGACAGGACTCCCCAACGTCTTCTTCCGCCAGTTGAACACTGGCGTGAGCCCCTCAAAGAGCACCGTCGGTCAGGTGGACGATGTGTGCTGCATCCTTGAGGGATGGAGCGTCATCGACGAGAAGCTCGCCATGCTGAATGGCAACGTCGAGGCGCTGCGCCTTTCGGAGGCGAAGCCATTCCTCGAAGCCATGAATCAGCAGTTCGTGCAGACGCTGATCTACGGCAATACCTCGGTGAACGCCGAGCGCTTCCTGGGCTTCAGCCCGAGATACGGCGCGATCTCGGGCGCCACGAACGCTCAGAACATCCTGAACGGAGCCGGCGGCGGTGGCGCGAATGCCTCGGTCTGGCTGGTGGGATGGGGCGAGGATACCTGTTGCGGGATCTTCCCAAAGGGCACGAAGGCCGGCCTCACGCACGAGGATTATGGTCTGCAGACTGTGCAGACGGCCGCAGCCGGTACAGCGGTGGGTATTACCTCTGGCTTCATGCGCGCCTATCAGGATCGGTTCGTGTGGGAGCCGGGGCTGGCGCTGCGCGACTGGCGCTATGTCGTGCGCGTCGCGAACCTCAACATCACGGCGCTGACGACGAACACCTCGCCACCGAACATCGTGACGCTGATGTCCCGTGCGCTCGATCGCATCCCGAGCCTCAAGGGGTGTGTGCCGGTCTGGTACATGAACCGCACGATCTACTCGTTCTTGCGCCTCCAGGGCCTCACGAACAGCACGAATGCCGTGACGGTCCAGCCGGCCCTGAACCAGTTCGAGAATGGGTTCGAGGGCGTGCCGATCCGGCGCGTGGATCAGTTGCTGAACACGGAGACTGCAATCTCCTAGTCCGCTTAACGCCCAGGACGAACGCGAAGGTTGCAGGGGCGACCGGCTCGCAGGGCACCGGAGTACGACCATGTTTGTAGACAACGAGAACCAGTTCAGCACCGGCGGAACGGCCGGCCAGAGCCTCAACGGATTCACAACCGGCACGACCGCACTCGGCAACGTGATCGACTCCGCGCCACTGGGCGGACAGAACACGCCGAACACCAATGCGGGCCGCGACTGGGGCACGGGCTACCCGGCGAACCTCGTGCTGCTATTCACGCAGACGCTGGCGCCGACGACCGGGACGCTGGACATCCAGCTCGTCTCTAGCGCGGCATCCACGTTGACCTCGCCGAACGTCATGCTCGACCTCACAGGTGGAGCGCTCGCCGGCACGAGTCCGCAGTTCACGGCGGGCAGTCGCATCGTGCGTCCGATGCCGCGATCAGGTGTCGGCGGCACGACAGGCTATCTCCGGTATCTGGGGATCAACATGGTCGTGGCGACCTCGGCCCTGACGGGCGGGATAGTGAACTGCTTCATCACGCGCGACGTGCAGGACAACCTGCTGTACGTGCCTGGATACACCGTGTCGTAGGGATTAAGCTCACGACGGGCTTAATCTTTACGAGGTGGGGCATGTTCAAGGTAGTCGCTACACAAGAGGGTCACTACAACCAGATCCTGCGGACGCCGGGGGAAGTGTTCGAGCTTCTCAGACGCAAGGATGGAGCCTACCGGGCGAAGTACGCTCGCGAGCCGGTCACGACGGCAGAGGGCGTGCCGATCCCGGGACAGTTCAAGAAGGTCGCGGTACAGGCCAAGGACGGCTACGGCCGGCCCTACAAGGGTAAGGACGGGAAGTTCATCCCCGAGCACGAGGACTACGCGGAGGATCGCGGCAATGTCGCCATCACCGAGGGTCCGAATGCTGGCGAGAGCATCCACTTGGGCTGGATGTTCAAGGTCCCCGACAACGTGCCCGTGGGCATCTATCCCGAGGGGGTCGACTTCTGGAACGAAATCACGCGGATACCGCCCCCCGGCTACGTGCGCGAAATACCACCGGGCGGGACGGTGAGCCGCGCAGCGGCGCCGATCAAGTCGTTCGATGACGACAAGGTGTACGTCGTCGCGCCTGGAACGAAAGACCGGGGGGCTGCGGGACCTCCGCCACGTCCGCCCGGGATGAGCGAGGGCTAAATGGCAGCTATCAGGGGCGTAGGCGGCCCGATCCTTGGGAAGTTTCGGATTTCGGCTGGAACCGGGCTAGTGACAGGAGCTGCCGGCGGGTCCACGATTTTCTCGGCTCGCTTCGCCCCGACCGCTCCGGTGCGTGCTTTAATTACGGACTTCCGTATCAAAGCTCAGATCATTACGCCGTTCACGGCTGCGAATGAGATCAGCGTGCAGGCCATGGTGGCGCGCTCGTTTACGGCGTCAGATTCCGGCGGAATCTCGTTCATGCCGACTGGCCTCCAGGGCAATATGTCCTCGATCGACGGGCAGTACACGACCGCATTCACGGATATGCGAGTCGCTACGACTGGTGCGCTCGTTCTAGGAACACGCACGGTAGACCCGTGGGCGTTTCTGTTCATGCCGTGCGCGCAGCCGGGAGCATCCCCGACAACCAATGCGTATTTCGAGACGGCTATCAAGAACAGTGGAGACGCGCGCTACTCGCTCAACCTGCAAGGGCAGACAGGCGGGGTGTCCACGAACGCAGAGGGTATCGTCGCGACTATCTTGGTCGCTCAAGGCGCGGCCGGCGTGGTCCGGTACTGCTTTGACATGGAGTGGGTCGAGTACGTCACAAACTCACAGGCGATCTCGACGTGAAAATGGTTCACATGGGGATGGAGCCCGGGGAAGCGATGCCAGAAGTACCGGGGATCGCGCCTTATCCGTGGGGGCTCAAGATTCACCTGACGCACGAGGAGCTGGAGAAGCTCGGGTACGACGAGCTGCCGGCCGCGGGGACCATGTGCAAGATCGAGTGTGTCGCCTGCGTGACGCGCTCCGCGACCGAGGATCCCGATGCGGACGGGGACTGTGATTTCTGCTCGATCGAGCTGCAGATCACCGAAATGGCAATGGAAGAAGAAGAAGAGGGCGATGAGGAAGACACCGACCGGGACGCCGGTCGAGCTGAGCGGATGTACGGGGCCGGCAAACAGCCGGCGTAAGGTGCCGGCGTGGCGTCGCAGCTAGACGTTTACAACCTCGCGCTCTCGAATCTGAACTCCAGCGCGACCGTCCAGTCGATCAACGATAACTCGAACGAGGCCGCAGCCTGTAATCGGTTCTACGATACGTCCAGGCAGAAGGTGCTGGAGCGGGCATTCTGGGACTTCGCGACCAAGAGTCCGCCGCTGACACTGGTACTCGATCAGAACACGCTGCCGATCTCGGCCATCGTCTATCCCGGGTTCCGGTACGTCTATCAGCGCCCACAGGACTGCCTGCGCTTTCTCGCGGTCACGACTAATTACGGTCTACGGGTTAACCCGTTCCTCGCATTCTGGTGGCGAGCTGGGGCCATGGACTGCTCAGCCGGTTCCTGGGGGCCGTTCCGCCCGCCGTACGTGATCCGGCTCGACCAGACGAATCAGGCGAATCCCGGGCAGTCGCTTGTGCTGCTGACCGATCAGGACTCGGCTTATGGCGTATACGTGACGGACGTCCTGAACGTGAACCTGTGGTCACAGAGCTTCCTCGAGTGCGTGGCATGGCAGCTTTCGGCGAGGATCTCTGGTCCGCTCTCAGCGAATGAGCGAGCGAAACAGACCGCGATACAGGAGGCGGAGCGGACGCTGACGAATGCCTTTGCGATCTCGGTAAGCCAGCAGCAACCGGACCCGTACCCTGATTCCCCGGCCATTACGGCGCGGAACTGATGCCCTTCGATGTCCCAGTTTATCCGTCACAGGTCGCCTTCTCCCGTGGAGAAGTCTCGCCGGTCCTATTCGGTCGCGTAGACCTCGCCGGTTGGGCGCAGGGCTTGCGCACCCTGCGCAACTTCACGGTGCGTCCCGAGGGCTCGGTCATGAACCGGCAGGGGTTCAACTTCAACGGTACGGCGCTCACGAATGTCTCGAAGGGTTCGATCCTGCTGCCGTTCATCTTCTCGGCCACGCAGAGCTACGTGATCGAGGTTGGAGCCGGCACCGCGCAGGTCTTCTCCAGCGGGGCACTGGTGGTCGGCGCGACTTTCTCCATTCCGTGGGCGAATCAGGACCTTCTCGGATTACGGTGGTCGCAGTCGGCCGATACGCTGACCGTCGTTCACCAGAAGTATCCACCGTACGAAATCAAGCGGGTCAATGCGAACACGTTCACGTGCCTGAAGGCGAACTACGTCAACGGGCCATTTCTGCAACAGAACGCGGACGGCGTGACGTTCGTCTATGCCTCGGCTAAGAGCGGGACCGTCACGCTGCACTCGACTGCGCCGATCTTCAATGCGAACCACGTCGGGGCTCTGTTCCAGCTCCAGCAGCAGGACCTCTCCATCATCCAGCCGTGGGAACCGAATAAGCAGTTCGCGACGACCAGCATCGTCGGGCAGTATCGACGCCGGTCGCTCAAGAACTACCTCGCGGTGTCGCTCGTCTCCTCCAGCCCAGCGAGCTTCAATGCCACGGGGACGTGGATACCGTCACACTCTCAGGGCGTAGCCGCGGACGGGGACGGACAGTCCACGGCCGGCCTCGGCACTCAGACCGCGGGGGTCAACTGGCTGTATCAGGACTCGGGCACCGGCATCGTCCTGATTACCGGGTTCACGAACTCGACGACCGTCACCGGCGTCGTGCAGCCGAACTACACCGGAGGCCCGGGACTCCTGCCGATAGCCTGCGTCGGTGGTCCACAGGTGGCATTCGGGCCGTTCACGTTCACGGGCGACGGTTCGACGACCGCGTTCTCCCCGCTCACGGGCGTCACGAGCACGGACCCTAACAAGTTCTTCGTGACGCTCAACGGGGTCTACCAGCCGCCGGCCCTGTACTCGGTTGCGGGAACGACTATCACGTTCCAGAACGCTCCAGGGGCCGGCGTCGCGATCTCCGTTTCCCAGATCAGCGCGCTCGGCCAGACGACATACTGGTCATTCGGAGCGTTCTCTACGGATCAAGGTTATCCGGGAGCGGTCAGCTACTTCCCGGATCGGCTCGTCCTAGCGGGTACTCCGCAACAGCCGGTAGGTTGCTACGGGTCCAAGACCAGTCAGTACCACGACTTCGGTGTCAGCAATCCCGTAGTCGCGTCGGATGGATTCAGCGTGTTCCTGAATGCCCGACAACTGAATGCGATCACGGACCTCATACCGCTCTCGGATCTTCTGGTCGGGACCTCGAACATCATCTGGCGCCTGTGGCCGGGACAGACTGGGGTCGCGCTTTCGCCGCTCGCCATTGCGGCTAATCCCCAGAACTACTACGGCGACTGCCCGACCTGTGCAGCCGAACTGTTCGGGGACTCCGCAGTATTCCCGGTGTATGACGGGCGACGCTTGCGCGACCTCATCTACCAGTTCGCGTTCGACAAGTTCATGGGCCAGGAGCTGACGCTCTATTCACGCCACCTCGTCCCGTTCGGTACGCAGTTCCAGCGGATCCGATACAAGCCGGATCCCTCTGGGGACCTGATCTTCTCGGTGCGTACGGACGGCATGATGCTGTGCTGCACGTACCTGCGCGAGCAGCAGATCATCGGCTGGTCGAGGATCGACACTCAGGGGACGTTCGAGGATGTGTGCGTCGTGCCAGAGGAGAACCGTTACGACCTCTACGCCATCACGCGGAGGATCATCAACGGCAACGTCGTGCGGTACGTCGAGCAGATGGAGAGCCGGGAAGTCTCGACCATCTACGACTACCAGTTCCTTGACTGCAATTTCACCTACGACGGTCGCAATACCTCCGCAACGACCATGACGCTCACCGGCGGCACGACGTGGCTAGCTGGTGACACCGGCACGGTCACAGCTTCTGGAACCGCGGGATGGGCGACCTTCCTGTCGACCGACGTCGGGAATGAGATCTGGCTCAATACGACCCTCGCGTTCACCTACTCAGTGGGCGGGGCGACGCTCGGGATACTGAACGCATCCGCGACTCCCGGCAGCTATCCAGCGATGTTCCCGAATGGGGATACACGGGTGGTCACGATCGCGCTCGACGGGAAGACGGTGACTTGGCAGAACCCGCTAACTGTCGGGTCCGTCACGAGCTGCGTGATACGCACACGGTGTCAGATCACAGGTGTTTCGAGCACGACGGTCGCGTCGGTGCTCCTGAAGGACCCGGCTCCCGTCATGTTGCGCGGAGTGCCGGTCACGGTGTGGACATTCGCGCGCAAGACGCTCACGGGAGCCTCGCAGCTCGCCGGCATGCCAGTGGTCTGCTACGCGGACGCGAACGTCCTGGGGATAGCAGCGACCGGGGTAGTCGCGAATGGCAACATTGCGGTCGACGTGAACGGGAAAGTCGTTCTCCCCATAGCGTGCGGAGTAGTACAGCTCGGCCTCCCGTACCTGTGCGACTTCGAGACACTGCCGCTCAACATACAGGGCCAGGAGACGATCAGGGAGCGCGCGAAGACCGAGCCCGTCATTTACCTCGACGTGGCTGAAACCCGTAACTTCCTGGCGGGAGTGGATTTCGCCAAGATGTTTCCTCTCGACCAGAGGCAGTTCGAGACGTACACGGCGCCGAACTCTCAAGGGCAAGGGATCCAGTGGATGCGGGTGCCCTCGACGCTCGATTCGGAGTGCCATACCTGCATCCGGCAGAACATGCCGCTGCCGATCACTATCCGTGTCGACATCCCGGCGGTCGGAGTCGGGGAGCCCGTCTCGTGATCCGGTGGGACATACCACAGGCTCACCACGTGAGCCTCATCGCGAAAAATATGCGGCCGAGGGATGTCGAGGAGATCAAAGTCGGTTGGGGCCTGGACGCGGACGAAGCTATCCAGCATGCCCTTAATCATTCCTACTACGCCCGGGTCTGCTTCGTGGACATGCAGCCGCTCGCGATCTACGGGTTATCCACGATCTGCGTCGTCTCCCAGACTGCCCAAGTCTGGATCTTCGGGACCAAGTTCATCGACCGTCACAAGTTCTCTTTCATGAAGGCGTCGAAGGTTGCAGTACGCGCGCTCGCGCTGCACGCTCCCCGCATGACGAACTTCATCGATGCCATGGATACTCCCGCCCAGAAGTGGCTGACCGCTATCGGGGGCAGAGTGATCCTCAAGGGTGTAGACCGCGGCGGGCGGGTGTTCCATCAGTTTCTCTTGGAGGCTCCATGTCGGCGGGCTTAACGGCAGGGTCGACCCTGATGGAAGGTGTCGGGCGCTTCGAGGCCGGCGAAATGCGCTCCAGGCTATTCGATGCGAACGCTGCCATAGCGGCCCGACAGGCGCAGTCGGAAATGGAGACCGGCGCCTATAACGAGAGCATGGTCCGCATGAAAGGGGCGGCCCTGGAAGGCCAGCAGGTAGCGCAGATCGGCGGAGGGAACCTGCAGCAGAAAGGTACACCGGCACAGGTCGTCGCTGGGACGCGGATGATCAACGAAATGGATGCGCTGCAGACCCGTAACAATGCCTTACGAAGGGCATGGGGGTTTCAGGTACAGCAGGCGTCGGATCTCGTGCAGGGACGTATGGCACAGCGGGCCGGCGAGTTCGGGGGAGCAGGGACGCTGCTATCGGGAGGGGCACAGGCTTGGCGTCAATATAACGCGACTGGGGAGTTCTTCTAGTGCAAGTCCCTACACTGGAAGCCCCCTCAGTCCAAGAAGAACCGCTACCGGGGCGTGCGTATCCGAGATTCTCGGAGGAAGCCCCGGAGGCGGCATTCGGGACGCCGGTAGCGCAGGGGCTCGAACACGTAGCCCAGGCGGGGGTGGAGGAGCAGGTCCAGGCGAAACAGCAGAACGACCAGCTCCGCGTGATCGACGCCATGACGCAGCTCTCGGCCGGTCACGACGCCCTGCTATTCGGTAAGGATGGGCGCGGAGGGGCGTACAGCATGCACGGTATAGATGCCGTGAACATGCCCGAGAAGTTCATCCCGGCGTACCGGCAGATGGCCGCGCAGATCAGCTCGACCCTGACGCCGGATCAGCAGCGGATGTTCTACCCGCACGTCGCCAGGACACAGCAGGAATTAAATCTCGGCCTTAATCGGTACGAGGCCGAGGAGGCGAATCGGCTGGCAGCGAAGACCTACGCGGCCGGCCGGGATCAGGCTATTCAGTCCGCCGGCTTGAACTACCGGGACAATACCTCCGTGCAGAAGAACATCATGGATCTGCACGCCCTGAATGAAATGGAAGCGGCGCGGGAAGGGTGGACGCCGGTCGAGAAGCACGAACAGCTCGTGCAGTCCATCGCGCGTCTGCACGCTTCCGTGATCGACTCGATGCTCGCAGACAAGAACGGGACGCTCGCGCGGGAATACTTCAATGCCCATCAGGAGGACATCAAGGAGTTCAATCCCAGAGCTGCGGAAGCGATGGAGCGCTCGATCAAGTCGGGCATCGTAGGCGAGAAGGTCGAGGGCGCGATGCAGGCGTATCTCAGCGAGGGACAAGCCGCCGGTCAGAAGGCGGCAGCGGATCTGATGAAGGATCCTACCCTCGATCCCATGGAGCGCATGCAGGCCATGGGGATGCTCAACCGTGGACTGTCGGAGCGCGCCGAAGCGATGCAGCAGGACCCGGGAGTCCAGGCGCAGATCCGTTCTATCGACGACGCCATAGCCATGAAGAAAGGCGCCGGTCCTCCTGGGGACTGGGCGCTAGGGGCAGTGGACTCGCTTGTTCAGAGGGGCGCCCTGACTTTCCAGCAGGGGGAAGTGAAGCGGGATGCGGTCCTCCGAGCGCAGCAGATCGGGTCACAGAATCAAATCTCGCTCGATTACGTGGATGATGCCTTCGCTAACTCACGTCCGCTCGATCCCAAGAAAGATCGTGAGGCCGTGAATATGTGGGTCGCGATGCACACCATGGGTCAGCCGCCCGGGTCTGATGCGTATAACGCGACAGTCGCAGAAGTCATGCGGCGCGTAGGGGTCATGCCTACATCGGCCGAAGAGTACGGCCGGACGATGATGACGAGCGGAAATCCGCAGGATGCCGCGAAGGCTGCGCGACTGTTCGACGTCCTCGACCGTACGAACCACGCGGCTTATGAGTACGGGACCGATGCCACGGTGCGCGCACAGGCATACGGAATCAACGAAGCGGTTAAGGCAGGAGCTAGTCCAGAGGCGTCAGTCGAGCAGCAGAGGGAACTGGACAAGATGGATCCGGCGCAGCGCAAGTTGCTCGACGAGCGCTGGAAGAACCTGAAGCCCCACGGCGATGCGTGGGAAGCGTTTGACAAGGATCTCATCCGCAACGGGCTGGCAGGGGATGAGCACTTCACGCAGCGGACGTTTATCGGGACTCACCCCGCCAGCTCAGTGCCGCAGATACCGGATGAAATGGCCGGCGAGTTCGCGGCCCGGGCTAAAGAATACTTCTACCTACGAGGCGGAAATCTGAATCAGGCGCAGCAACTAGCGCTCGCGGACCTCAAACGTGTCTGGGGCGTCGACACGATCAATGGCGATCGCACGATCATGAAGTACGCGCCAGGACGGATGCACCCCGAGATACCCGAGGCGGACATCCGGCGCGACCTTGACAACATCGCAGGGGATGAATCACGGCTGCAGGAGTTCGGCGGGACCGGGACCTCTCAGGGCATGCAATGGTGGGTGATGAAGCCAGATCAGTTCGGGGCATATAGCCCGGTACTAGGCAGCAATAACATGCCGAGGGTCTACGAGCTGCCCACAGGGGGCGGACTCGCCGCTCTACGTGAGCAAGCCGCTGCCGCGGAGACACGGGCGCGGGTACAGCAGCGGATCGAGGGGCGTATCCAGCAGGAAAGGGAAGAATCGGAAGCCGAGGAAAGGACGGACATCGCTCAGACGAGCATGCCGCATTTCTGATGCCATTCCTTCCAGAAGAAGACAAGCCGAGCTATTCGCTGGATGCGCTGCCGCAGTTTCCCGACGAGCAGCAGCAGAAGGAACAACCACATCCCGGCATACCCGCAGTCGTGCGGGCTGCGATGGAGGAGTATTGGCCGACTACCAAGCTCTCCCAGAATATCGCTGGCATGTTCGGACCTCAGACTCCGGTCGAGGAGCAACCGGGGTTCGATCCTATCTCTGCTGTACCACCTAGGCACCTCGACAGGGTTAAGGAATACCTCCACCTCGATAATCCTGCGCAGGTAGCTGCCAAGACCGCGGAGCTGGATCACAAGGACGCGAACCACGGGATCATTGCCCGTGGGGGCGCGCTTGGAACGGCTGTAGGAATGGCCGGCGGGATCATAGATCCGCTGAACGTCGCTGCCATGGCGATTGTTCCAGAGGCGGCACCGACGCGGGTAGGGAACGCTATACGGTGGGGGCTTACGAATGCAGCCGTCACGGCCGGCCAGGAGCTGGTGAATAGCGGACTCGGTGAGGATACGAACCTCAAGGGTTCTATGCTGAACATCGGAGCGTCCGCGGTACTCGGCGGAGTGCTCGGATCGATCGCTCGCCGGATCCCCAAGGCGGAACTGGATAAGGTCATCGAGGACGCCGGAAAGGATCTGCGCGCGCCGCCGCCGCCAGAGGCCGAGGTTAACCCAGTCGTGACTCCGTCCTCGCAGGTTGCCGGTGGACCCAAGACGGTCATTGAAACGGCCGAGCGTCAGATCGACGCCGAGATGCGCGGAGCGGAAGAGGCGGGATACAAGGGATCATTCGCTGAAGCGATGGACGGTGAGACCGCGCGCCAGGAGCGAGAGGCGGCTGCGTTCCGGCGCTCGCAGTACACGTCCGCCGAGACGGCCGGCGGTTACAGAGTAGGCGGGGAGTTCGTTCATCCCGAGACGGGCGATCGCGGAGTGATCCGTAGCATCCATCAGTTCGGTCCTGGGGAACCATGGAATGCCCGCGTGTCGTTTCCACCCTCAGAGAAAGGCGCGGGGTTCAACGAGTCCTTCGAGCTGCCCGGTCAGCCGAAAGAGGGCGAGGAGTCGAGGCCGGCCCTCATGTACGTGCCACCTCGCCCCGAGGGGCCGAAGGTCCCGGCGTTCGGTCCCATGCCGGACGTGGATCCGCAGCGCATGAGTCTCACGGAGGCACTCGCGGTATCCCGTGGGAAGGATGCCAAGAGCGGCGGACTCTCATCCGTAGAAGCTGTGCAGCAGGGCCTGGATCCTGAGTACGTCAAGACCGCTCGGTTCGGTAAGGCGAAGGTGTTCACCAAGGGCGGCATGTCATTCGATGAAGCCGCGCAGATGATGCAGGAGCACGGCTATCCGGTCGTGGACGAGCAGGGACGCTACACCCCTAACGATCTCCTGAATGCCTTGGACGAGGAGTCCAGGGGTAAGAAGCAGTACAGCACTGCCGCGGACGATTACCTCCAGCGCGTCGCTGAGCACGAGCGAGCCAGTGAAAAGGCTGATCGCATCGCGGCCGGCGAGCGGGTAGAGGAACCCGAGGTCAAGCCCACGAAGCCGCCGGCCGAGGAGAAAGTCCCGGAGGAGGCGACAGAGTTCGAGCCCGAGAAGCTGGAGAAAGAACTGACCGAGGCGCAGGAGAAAGCCGTCTCGGAGCAGAAGGCACAGAACCGTGCGCTTCCTGGGGAACAGGAGGCGGACGAGGTGTACGACGAGCGGTTCACCAGCCTCGTACGTGAGAATCTCGAACGTCGGCTGGAGGCATCCAAGCGTCTGAGGGAGGAAGCTCAAGCGAGCGGGCTTCCCGAAGCTGACGTAAAGGAGCTGGTCGAGGGGCACGAGGCGGACATCGCACAGTTGGAGCAGGAGCTGAAAGATCTTCCCGAGCCAGAGACCCCAATGGGCGAGCTGCCTGCTGTGAATCCGAATCCCGAATCCACCTCAGGCGCCATGCAGGTGCGCGGGCTCACGTTAGAGGACACCGCTACCGCCCGGGGCGGGAATCTCTATAGCAAGACAGTCGGCAAGGTCGCGCCGGCTGCGCGGCTCATGCAGTCGGCATCCACGAAGGTGCGGCAGCTTGCGATGGATCTCATGAACATCCCGGGGACGCTAGCGATGCACTACCGGGACCTCGCGAGCCCGGATCCCATCGAACGGCAACTGTGGAAAGAACTGGAAGCGCGGCTCGCCGAGGGTATCTCCCAGACCAAGCAAGGTTATGCGGCATACCGTGAGCGGATCGCCGGCACTGCCGAGAAGCCTGTCTCATTCCGCCAGTTCCGCGAGCTGGTCGCACCGGCCATGCGCCGCAACGATCAGAGCGGTATCCCCGAAGTCGCACGTCTCGCACAGTGGATGCGCGAGAAGGGCGGATTCGATGAGTTTTTCCGCCGTGCCGAGAAGGCCGGGATGCTCAAGGGCCAGGAGACGCAGGCGCTATACGCTGAGTCATATATGACGCGCCTCTACGATCAACAAAAGATCGCAGCGAACCGCAGCGGCTGGCTGAGCGTGATTGAACAGTGGGCAATGAGGAACGGCGTCGATCGCGCCGAGGCTACGGGCATCGCGCACGACGTCGACCGTAGAATCGGCGGCAGTGAGCGCGGCACGATGGACTCGAAAGCCTTCGACAACATCGTCGCCAAGAGCGGCCGGCTCAAGGCACGCACGCTGCCGATACCGGACAAGGAGCTTGAGCCGTTCTTGGTGAACGACATCAGCGCGCTTCACAGTCACTACCTGCGCACGATGGTTCCAGAGGTACTGATGACCGAGCGGTTCGGGACACGCGATCTTGCCGATCAACTTCTGGGTATACGCGATGACTATGCCCGTCTGATCGAACAGGCACGTGCGACGGGCGATAACGAGCGGATGGGGCTTCTCGGCAAGGCACGGGACACGGACATCAAGACGCTGGAAGCTGCGCGGGACATCATGTACGGCAACTATGGAGTGCCGAAGGATCCCGGGAAGTGGTACATCCGTGCCGGCCGGATGCTACGTCAGGTGAACGTGTCGCGGATGCTGGGAGGGGCGACGTTCAAGCATTTCCCAGACGTCGCTAATCTCATCATGCGGTACGGGGCCGACAATACGTTCTCGGTCATGGGCAAGCTGGCGACGAGTCTCGATGCGGCCAAGCTCGCCTACTCTGACGCGAAGCGGTTCGGCGTCGCGACCGACATGATTACGAACGTTACCTCCGGGGCTTTGTGGGATAGCGCAAGCCATTCGCAATTCCCCGAGCAACGGTTCATGCGCTCGTTCAACAAGTTCTTCACGACGATCACGGGAGAGACTCCGCTCATTACCATGATCCAGTCGCTTGCCTCGAAAGCCTCCGAGGAAGAGATCCTCAAGATGGCCCGCTGGGTGAACGAGGGCAGGTCTATCCCGAAGAACCGGGCAGCGGTGCTCGCGGCGGGCAACCTCAATACGGGCATGCTCCAGCGTATAGCTCAGCAGGATGCGCTCAAGGGCCAGACGATCAACGGATTAAGGTTCGGTAACTCTGAGACGTGGGCTGACAAGGAGGCTGCACGCGCTCTGGAGTCCGCCATAGCTCGGGACGCGCACGGCATCACCATGCGTCCAGGCGTCGGCGACCGTCCGCTATTCATGAACACGGAGATGGGGAAGTTCCTGTTTCAGTTTAAATCCTTCGAGTTCGCTGCGAGCCGGATCATCGGCCTGCCCATGTTGCAGGGTATGGCGCACGGCGACATGCGCGCGGCGCAGGGACTGATGGCCCAGTTCGCCATGGCAACGGCGGGCTATGTGCTGTATCAGAAAGCCATCGGGCAGAAAGTCGAGACGGATCCCAAGAGGCTAGCGGTTGAGATCCTCGACCGTACTAACTTCATGGGGTGGACCTCCAGCGCATTGTTCCCTGCGATCCATCAGCTCGGGTTTAAGGATTTCTCTAGGTGGTACGACAAGGATCCGGTGAGTCAACTGGGGCCGAGCGCAGAAATGGCGTACGAGCTGATGAACCGTAATCTCCCGGGACGTGTCGCGCAGGGGATATTCGGCAAGGCGCCAGGACAACAGAACCTGCCATTCAGACGGTCCGACCTGCACTTCATGCGTAAGCTGATGCCGTACAACCAGCTCTGGTATCTGCGCAGTACGCTCGACAACCTGGAGGATGCCGTGGGGGATGGATTTAACCTGCCGGGTAAATCGCTCGCCGACTACCGGGCTGAACGTCAGCGCGGGGAGACGTTGCAATGACAGTCGCATCAACCTTGAGTCAGATCCAGTTGCCGTGCAATGGCACTGCGACGCAGTTCTCCTACAGCAACAAGATATTCCAGGCGTCGGATCTTGTGGTCACCTTGTTCGATGTCGCCGGCAATCGCTACCAGTTTGTCAATCAGGCTAACACGAGTCTCGGCCTGTCCTATGTCGTGCAGAACGTGGACGTGGACACTGGGTGTGTAGTCGTCTTCAATACTCCGCCGCCGAACCAGTGGACACTCGACCTGCGGTCGCAGATCCCAGAGCTACAGTCGACCTCGATCAAGAACCAGTCCGCGTTCTTGCCCGAGCTGCACGAGGAAGCCTTCGACCGGCTCACGCGGGAAGTACAGGACCTGTACCGGCAAGCTGTGACGTACAGCATCAGGGCGCAGGACATCGAGGCGACGCCGTGGAATCCGATGCCGCTGCCCTCGCAGCGGCGCGGCATGCAGATCATCTTCGACTCGAACGGAGCGCCTACGGTAGGACTGCCGACGACTACGGTCGTCACCCCGTCACTGCTTGCGAGCATGCTGGGGATCCTGGGGAAAGGCACGACGAGCGCCGAGACTGCAGCGCTTGTTAGTCCGGTGGATACGACCTATGCGCCCGGGAACATTCTGCGGTATGGGGTCAACAGTATTCCCGGCACTACGGACATGACGACGGCGTTTCAGGCTGCGCTTAACCAAGCCTCGCAGCCAGGAGGCGCCGCCGTTTACATCCCGACAGGGACATTCCTCATCAGCGCGATCCTGAACATCGGCGCGAACACGCGCATCTACGGGGACGGATCAAGTTCGGTCGTCAACTTCACGGCCACGGTCAACAACGATTACCTCTCGGGTGCGTTCGTGAGCAACTGCCGGGTAGAGGCGATCCAGTTCAACGTGCTGACCGTGCAGGCCGGCGGAGGCTACACCGGCGTCGTGGCATTCCACTACGGCAACAACAATGCAGTCGTGGGCTGCGAGATTACAGGCGCCACGCAGTCAGGCATCCTGATAGATGGGTGCTCGAACTGTTACGTGGCACGCAACTACCTGCATAACTTTACCTACGGCACAGGGGTCAACGATTCCTCGGACATCCACGTGATGACGGTGAACGCGACCGGGCTTAACGCCGACAACAACATCATCGAGAACAACCAGTGCTTCGGCGGCAACAACATCGGGATCTCGCTGGAGACGTCCGCGACGCCGAACCTCTTGATGCGGAAGACCGTCATACAGGGCAACCGTGTGGGGACACACACCGCGTACGGCATCCTCGTGTATACGCATCAGACCGGGGACGGATACGTGGACGTGCTCGGCAACTATGTCGAAGGGATTACCGGCAGCTCCAGCGCGCAGGGTGGATCCGCTGGCGCCGGTATCTACGTGACAGGCACAAGTGCGGTCAAGGTCGCGAACAATACGATCTACAACTGCTGCTCGCTCACTACGAACGCGACGCTCTCTCCTGGGGGGATCGGTATCGCAGTGCCCACGGGTTCCCCGTGCATCATCACGGGTAACTCGATTTATGACATATCCCAGAACAATCCGAACGCAGGGCCGTCCTTCGGACTGGCGGGAATCTATGTCAGCAGCATCCCGGTCGGTAGCACGATCAGCGGGAACTTGATTAGCCAGCAGGTGCCGGTGGGTGCCAACGTCGGTTACTCGGCTATCGAGCTGAATCCCGGCGGGCAGGGGACGACGGTCAACGGTAACTCGATCAACGTCCTCAATACCATTGCCGGCACGCGCGGCATCTTTCTGTTCGCGAATGGCGGTAACCTTCAGAACGTGGTTCTGAGTGGGAACCTGATCGCTGGATGCTCTGGCAAGCATATCTCGCTTGAGCAGAACGGCGGCTTCGTGAATACGGTGTGCTCCATCGTCGGCAACGTGTGCTCGAATGGCGGCGCGAGCTGCACGCCGATAAACATCACAGCTTCGGTCAGCATTACGGTAGCAGGCAATAGCTGTAACGCGAACACGACACAGGCGCTCGTGATTTCCGGATCCACTAGTGTGCGCGTGACCGGCAACCTTCTGGCGACAAGCGGTAGCGGGTTAATCAATACCGCGGGGACGTGCACGGGATCATTCATCGACGAGAGTAATTCGGGCATGACCATCACGAACGTGAACAATGCGGGCACCGGGTCGATGGTTTCCTTCTACGCCGGTGCCACCCCGCAAGGTGCTGGCGGGACATGGCAGCAGGGCGACACGGCCATCTACAACGTACCGGGCGCGGCTAGCCAGGACCGCTGGCGCTGCACGACCGGCGGCACGTCCGGCACGTGGACGGCACTGACGCTCCCATGAGCTGGCAAGACGAAGGCTCGGGGCCTCAATGGATGGGGGAACTCACGACGGCCGAAATGGTGGCAGGCATTCCCACGTATCTGCTGGCGCGTATCGCATACGAGGAGTCTCACTTCCGCGAGGACATCATCCGTGGGCAGAACGCTTCGCCAGTGGGTGCGCTCGGCATGATGCAGTTGCGGCCACGGTTCTTTAAGTCGGTCTGCAAGCCTACGCCGTTCACAGATGCGGACGTGAAGGCGCAGATCTACGAGGCGGCGGATTTCTTGGAGTCTCTCTACGTGGCGCTTCGGGACTGGACGCTGGCGGTCGCGGGGTATAACGCGGGGCTCGGCAACGTCGAGCACTACGGCGGGATCCCGCCATTCCCAGAGACTGAGAAGTACGTCGCAGAAATCACAGCGGATGTTCCGCTGAAGGAGAGCGCGTGAGCATGATGCACGAAATTATAACCGCTGTAGTTGCGTTCCTGATCGGAGCGGGAGGCGGATGGTGGGCGAAGGGGAAGTACGGGGCGAAAGCGTCGACGGAGGCGGAGAACCTAGCGAAGAAAGTCTGACTTGGGCGGATGGCTGGAAGGACTGGACTCCACCGATACTGGCCTATTTCGTCACAGCGGGGTTCTTTGGGGTTCTGACGTACATGCTGATGTACGGTGTCCCGCCAGGAGGGAGGGATGCGCTGCTGGTCATGCTGGGATCGCTGGGCACTGCGTGGACCGCAGTGATCTCCTATTACTTCGGCAGTTCCATCGGGGCTCGCCGAACCACAGCGGCGCTCGCAGCGCTCGCTAAGAAGCACGCGAAATGAGTCTGCACACGATCTACCTCGCGATCATTGCCGGCGTGGCGATAGCGCTAACTGCGTTCGCCGGCTGGTGGCACCACGATGCGGTGCTGGAGGGGATGGCGAAGTGCCAAGCCGCGCAGAAGGCGGCACTGGAGAAGCAGCACAATGAAGACCTCCAAGCGAACGAGGATGCGGTCGCTGGCCTTGAGGCCGACAAGCGGGCTCTGCAAGCTGAGCTTGCTTCTCAGCCTCCTCCTGCTCTCGTGTGTAAGCGGGTGCTCTACGTCCATCGTCCGCTGCCCCCGGGAACCAGTGCCCCCGCTACTCCACCCTCCCAACCTGCCCAGCCACCGGACGATAGAGGCGTGCCGCCAGGAGGTGGAGGCGGGGACGTTGGGCCCGGGGTGCGCGCTCTTGCAGCAGCAGGTGAACTCGTTGCTGACTACGAGGAGCGGCTCTACGAATGGGCCGTGAAGACTAGGTGATCTCCCCCGCCAATGCGGCGCGGGCATGATAGACGCCCGCACAGTCATGGTCAGAAGCGGCTACCGTTCGCAGCGCCGCATGATGGGCGTCCAAGATACGAGGTTAGTCGGTCCTGTGTTACGGCACGGCTCACGCACTTCATTCACGCGCCTACGCCCTCATTGGGGATTTTAGCATGACCGAGCACCGTCCTAAAGATCCGCAGCCCGACATCCCCGCTCTGGTGCAGCGGGCGCGCACGGATGCTGACCAACCTTGGGCGGAGTACATGCCCGACGTTCATGCGCTCGTCCACGAGCTAGCCGACGCCCTGGGGGCGCAGGCAGCGGAGATAGAAGATCACATCGAGAGACGCTCAGCTTTCGAGGCTATCACCAGCAGGTTGTCAGCGAATACCTGTAGCCGTCCCCATTCTTTGTCACGGGAGCGCAGCCTGTCGATCAGGTCAGCCATCGTTGCCCCCATCTAGCTAGGATCGCCACCAGTACGACGCCGGCCCATAGCATGGCCGTGGACGGTTCCGGCGTAGAAACTGGGGTGGGGTCGAGCACCTCGGAGATCCCATGCCAGCCGAACACGAACACGGTGTCGGCTCCAGAGACGGTGAACTGGTCTCCGTAGTCTGTACCGTGGAAGCCTTGGGCGTAGGCTGCGCAGCTATCCGCTGAGCAGAAGCCCACGAACTTGCCGTTGTACGTTCCCGCTACCCATGTATCGGGTCCTGTGACGTCCAGGCTGATGCCCGCGTTCCCGTTCATGTGGATCTCCAGCACACGGAATGCCTGCGCCCATTCCGTGGGCGCATAGCACTGTGTGACGCAGATCCATGGGGACAACTGCTGGCTGGTCAGGGCACCAGCCGCCTCGGCGGAAGGCAGGGAGACCTCGGAAGGCAGCCACCACCCTTGCCAGCCAGCATTGGGATTCATCCTGAGCGTCAGGAGATCGTAGGTAAAGTCGCTCATTTCTTTGGCAGGGGCAGCGGCATGTAGGGAATGAACACCGCACCGGGGAGGACCTCGATGCTGTGCGGGGGCATCCCGCCAGGACCGCCGGCAAGGGCGGCAGATGAGAACGCGAGCAGTGCGAGTGCGAAGAATGCTTTCATGTCAGTCTCCTAGAGTAGGTAAAGAAGCATGGCGTACATCCACATCAATGTGGCAACGAACATCGCTGCGATCCACGCGAGCTGGAACAAACGATCCGGGGTCATGGTCACCTCCACACACGTTGGTTACCATTTCAGGACTCCATCGTAGGCGTACAAAGCAAGCTGTTGACAAAGTGCGGTCAGAATGAACGTGTTAAGTTGCTCGCGGGTGTATCCGTCGAACTGCCGGCGACCGTCAATAGCGTCGTGGCAGTCGCAACATCCCCACACAGCGCAGATGTCGGGAGGCTTGGAGGATCCCGTCCATCCGCGTTTGATGTGACACAGGACGACGGTGCGCTTGTCCCCGTTACACACTCCGGGGATGCGCAACATGCAAGGTTTATCGCGAGCGTTAGCTCTAAGGTCCATACCGCGCCTCCGCAAGATACTCGGGTCCGAACCGCTCGGCGATAGCGGACTCCAGAGAGGGCCACAGTTCGTTCCACTGGTCAGCATCCAATTCAGCGAACGCGATGCGCTTCGGGACTCTGATCTCGTGTCCGTCCATCAGGTAGACCTCGAAGTGTCCGGCGCGGATGCGTAGCTCCAGATCAATGCTGGATTCATCCCGCTGGGGATCTTGGTTCTGTCCGATGGTGCGACACAGCGACCAATACAGCCGGTTGAACTGCACCGAGCGCGGACGTGTGACCTCGAAGATGGCGCACTCCCCGGGCTCCAACTTGCGGATAAACCGCTCGCTGTCTGCGTCAGTCGGGATCAATGCCTTCCCGCGTCTGGCGTACCAGAGTTTCATGGGCTCCACGGCGGCGACCATTTCGCCATGCGCGCGACCTCTTGATCGATCTCCTTGATGAAGTCACGGACCTCCAGGCCGTGAGGTGTTATCTCGAACTCGCTGCGGTCGGCGGAGACAACGAGGAGCTGCAGCTTCTCGGGGAAGCTCTCGTTGTACGACACAAAGTGATACGTCTGGGCTCCGCTGACCCACAGCTCGTGCGTGGTCTGGGGGACATACCTTGGAGGCACGCGCCGTTCCCACAGGTAATCGAGGTGAGCGGTCGCCTGCGGACACTTCACCGACACGAGGGTGAGGTTATTCGGATCGTTGAGATCGCCGACATAACCGTCGATGCTGCAGCCCGCGGCCATATCGGTGAGCGCCAGGAACCCGCAGCGCTTCACGAGCGAGCCGGTGTAAGCCTCGTAAGCGGCGATAGCCACCGGCTCAAGGTCGATACCTTGCTGCATGGCGGGGCTAACGTAGCCGTTCTCCTGCGGCCGTCCGGTGAGTCGCTCGGCCACGAGCTGGGTGCGGTAGTTGCGGCGGCTGGCAGCTTCCCCGCTCTTTATACGTGCGAGCATGTCGCCAGCCCGGGAGGCTGTCACCCTCCCGGCCCGTGCCGCGAACCATTCGGGCGTGCGCTGGTCGCAGTCGATCACGGTGAAGCGGCTCATGGTAATACCTCGTTCAGCCAGTCTCGCAGGGCTCGCGCGTCCCCTACCCGGAGGAGGATTCCATCATCCAAGGTGGGGTCATCAAAGTCGTCGTACGTTTCTCTGATTTCAATAAAGTATCCGCCTGCCTCCACGGATACGTGGAGGCCGACTTCTTCGGGGAAGTCCTGCGATCTGCACTCCAAAGGAGTCGCGTCTTTGAATCGCTCGCTCATGGTCCCACCTCAATGCCGTTGATCCGCAGCCACAGGCGGGCGCCCATCCACGCGGGAGTGTAGATTTCACCGCGCAGCTCAACATGTGCGCGCAGCATGCTGCAGCGATAGCGGTACGCGCTACCGAGAGGGGCGAACATCTTCATGCGGCCCCCTTTCCACGTTCCTTGAGTCCGTTCCACCAGTCTTCGCGGTACTTCACGGTGTAACGGCGGAATGGCGGCGGGGATTTCCCCCAGCTAGCGGCTAGCTTGTTCAGATCCCCCTCGTCGGCCAGCGCTTCCATGTCGGCCTGCCAGTTCTCGAAGCCTTCCGGCGCGGGCTCCGCGGCAGCGGAGATAGCTGCGTCCGTATCCGCGGCGCGCATTTCCCTGGAGGAGAGGCCGGTGATAGCCAGGAGGGTGTAGCGCTGCAGGAATGTCACGGTGCTGGCGATAGCCTGCAGCGGGGATTTCGAGCCCGAGGTATCCGGTGGCCCGAACATCTCGGAGGACTCCTCGAAGTGCCCGAGCGCGTGAGTGATGCGGCAGCGGATGTAGATGTTCTTGTCTTCCTGGCGCTGCGACCAAGAGTGCGAGAGGCCGTGCTTAGCGAGCGCGGCGCTCACCTTCGAGCACACCTCGTCGTGTGTCGCGTGGTTATACGTACCAGCATTGCCACGGTCCACGTGCTTGTTCTTGAGGATGTCGGGCGGGTCGAGCTTGAAGGCGGACATAGCCGCCGCGAATGCTCGGCGGGCTTCGTCTGCGCGCCAGCGCTGCTCAAGGTCCATGAGTTTTTCCAGGCGGTCGAGGTCCGCGCCTTGTGATGTGGCGATACGCAGAAGGTCCATCGGTGTGACGCTGCCGCCCCCTGACGGGGCGGCGCGCAGGTCACGTCTGTCGGTCACGGCAACGAGGCCGTTTTTCTCGGTCATGGGGTAAACCTCCAAGGGCAATGGATGATGTAGTCGCAGCCGTAGGCGCTGCACTCGTGTTCGATGGGTTCGCATTCGGCGGGGAATACGATGCGGTTATCCGCGCAGCCTGCGAGCATCAGCAGCGCGGCGGCGATAGTCGTTCTCATGGCGACACCTTGCCCACGCATTCGGGCTTGCGGCGCTCGCAGCGGGGATCAGGCGGCGGCAATACTGGGCGCTTGCGGCGTGTCAGCCAGCGGATGAAGCGGCGGATCACGAGGGCCTCTCTTTCAAGATGTGATACGGCGTGGTTAGGTTGGCGCGTGCCATATAGGCGGCGGGGATAGCACCGGATAAGTACCAGTCACCTTTGCGGGGTGTGCGGAACTCTCCGACACGAATAAACCTGCGGCCGTCTGGGCGTTCGCCGTTGGGGTACGTTCCCCTCGGCGCGTAGCCTTCACGGTGACACGTCGGGCATTTCATGATGCGTTCTCCGGTTTCTTGGGGTGGTCGCATAGGCGGGGATACTGGGCGCGGGCGGCGGCTATAGCCGTCCGTGCCTCCTCGTGCATGCGGGTCCATTCCGCGAGGCATCCGTCGCACAGCTCCAGTACGCGCGAGTCCGTCTCCAGGCATCCGCAGGGAGCGCGGCGTGCGCGCTCCCCGGGTCCTGGGCGTAAGCCGGTGGGTGTGCTCATGCGTCAAGAGCGGCGGCGATAGCCCGCGCGCTCTCCTCCTCGCGGTAGCCCGGGGCTTCGTAGTCGTGCACGTCGGCTGTCCTGGCGAGGTAGTCCTCCACGGCGCGAGCGTTCAGCTCGGCCATGACGGTCGCCACGCCAAACGTGTCGCCGAGCGCGAGCGCTATGCGCAAGCGCGCCTCCAGCTCGTAGGCGGTCGCGTCTTTCAGTGCTTCAACAGCGTCTCGAAATGCGTTCATGGGTTCATCCCTCCAGGGCGGTTAGTTCGTAGGTGTGCTCGGGACGGTTACGGCGTGCTTCGGCGATGAGCCGGTGGGCTTCGGTCGTCTCGAAGCTCACGGCGCGCTCGCGCTCCAGCGTCCAGACTTGTGCGCGCTCGTCGTCGTGCACGAGCCACGCGGGCAGTGCGCGCAGGCCGCGCGCGGGATAGGTGGCGGAGTAGGTGCGTTTTATTACATACAACATGGTCTCTACCTCGGTTATGCGCCCGTCTGGGCGCTCAGGATGCGGCACGCCTCCACGTGCCGCAGGTCTGAGCGTCTAGCCTTTGTGGTTGTGCCAAGTGATCCCGCCGTCGTGACTGTGAGCGCCTTGTGCGATCGCCTCTCGGCTGATGCTGCGGCCCGCGAGCCGCTCAGCCTTCGTGATCTCCGCCAGGACAAGCGGGGACGCGCTAACTTTCAGCCGCCGATATATGCAAGCGTCTGTTACGTCAGAACGTTCCGCAGTCGTGAGCCCGTCGAAGGTCACGGCGCCTTGCGGGCCAACCTTCGGCTTGATGCGGCCCGAGAGCAGACCCTTCCGTACCGTCTCCACCGTGGCGAGGACTTCGGTCTTCCGCTCGCTGATGGTCTGGCCGGCCTTCAGCCGTGTATCGCATGGCATGTCACACCTCCTCGGCGAACAGGTCGAGGGCGCGAGCTGCGACGGGAACCGGGGCCGCGACGGGCGCCTCGGTCTCCTCCAGGTCGAGGAAGCTCGTCCGCAGTTCGGTAATCCGCCGGATCGCCAGCGTGTCGACCTCCTGGGCGGCCTCCTCGCCGGCCTTAACGATCTTCCTGGCGGAGTCGCGGGCGAAGTCGATCGCCTCCCGTACGCGCGCCTCGGCGTCCGGGGAGAGCATGGAACCGAGCTGGCGAGCTTTGTTCGCAGCTTCGCGGATCGCTGTCGGGTCGAGCGTGGCGACGCCCTGCGCCATTTCCGCCATGAGGTCGCGCACCTCGCTATTGATGGCACGGAGCGCCTCGACGTCATCCGCCGCGATGCGGCCGGTTATGACGTACACGGCGAGGTTGGTTAGCTCGGAGGTGGCATTGAAGTCCTCGACCAGCCGGCGGGCTTCAGCGATGGCAGCCGACAGCGCCTCGGCCTTGCTCTCGGGGCAGAGCAAGCCGAACGCGGACGCTGCGCACACTGAGCGCACGGCATAGGCTGCCTTGGAGCGCACCTCCTTGGCGCGCTTGTGCTCGTCGGGATTGGCGACGGTGCGCTCGGTCTCCCATCGTTCGCGGGCGGCGCCGTCGTCGTCTGTGTGCTCGCGATCCAGTGTGTGCTTGCGGTAGGTGACGTTGCCACGGAGTGCCGTTTTCACTGACACGAGCAGTCCGGGGCGGAGTGTGGTCGTTTGCATGATGGTCTCCTAGAGGTCGAGTGCGCGGCTTGAGCTGCGCGCCTTGGTTTCGGTGTCGGAGCTGGTTGCGCGGCGTGCGCGGCCCGAGGCCCAGTTGCGCAGGTTCGCGATCTTCTCCTGGGCTGTCTTGGCGAGTGGGACAACGGTCGCAGCGGCTGCGATCAGATCGGCGGCCGTGGGCTCGCGCTGCCCGTCGTTGAACGCTGCGAAGAGAGCATCGGGCACGAGGGCTGCGAGTTCCGCTCCCGTGAAGCCTTCGGTCTGCTTCGCGATGTCGCTGGCGCCGACGATCGAGCGGCCGTGCGCCTTGAGGCTCGCCGTGATGATCGCAGCGCGCTCGCTCTCGGTCGGGAGGTCGATGAACCAAAGCTCATCAAAGCGCCCTTTGCGTAGCAGCTCCGGGGGCAGTGCCGAGACGTCGTTGGCGGTCGCGATGACAAACGCCTCGCCTTGCCGGTCCTGCATCCAAGAGAGGATGGCGCCGAGGGCATCAGAGCTGACGCCACCGTCGGCCGAGCCCGAGGTCGCGCCCTGCAGCGCCTTCTCGATCTCGTCGAGCCAGACGACGCATCGGCCGATCGCCTCGATAACCCGAAACGCTTTGCGGAGGTTCGCCTCGGAGTCGCCAACAAACTTGCTTTTGAGCGCCCCGAGGTCGAGCCGCAGCAGCGGGACATTCCAGGCGGTCGCGATAGCCTTCGCGGTGAGTGACTTGCCGCAACCGGGCACGCCCACCAGCATTGCGCCCTTCGGAGCTGGCAGCCCGTACTCCCGGGCTTTCGAGCTGTACGCGCTGGCGCGGGCCGTGAGCCATGCCTTGAGGTTATCCAGGCCGCCGACGGCATCGAGCCCGCCCGGGAGCGGGTCGAACCATTCGAGCACACCCTCTCGGGCGACGACGCGGCGCTTTTCCTTGGCGACGAGAGCCGGGTCGATCTTCCGCAGTTTGACGATGGAGCGCGCGAAGCACGAGGCCGCCTCCTCTCCCGAGAGCCCGATAGCGGCGTCGATGGCGGCGTCGCGGGTGCCGTTCGGTGCTGCGCTCGCCTTGATCGAGTCGGGCAGCGCCTCAACGGCGGCATCGAGCACGGCGCCGATCTCCTGGCGGTCAGGCATGGGCCATTCGATGACGGTGGCGTGCACCGCCAGCTCGTCGGGGACCTTGCCCGAGGGTGAGAGGACGACGATAGCTTGCGCGCGGTCGCGCTCGGTCGTCGGCAGGAACCGGGCAAGGTTGCGGAGCTTGCGCAGTACGGCGGCGCCGGATGGGCCATCGAGCCACACGGGCAGGTCCCTCATGACCCATAGGCCGCGCTCAGGAGACGCTGCAGGGCTCGCGCGCTCGCGGATGGTGCCGAGCATGTCTGCCGGGTCAGCGCCTCCAAAGGCCTCACGCTTGCCGTCAAGGCGTGACACGCCTTGGTCAACGTCCCAGAACCGCGGGACGTAGTTGGCGGCTGCGGCGGCCTCCACGAGGTACTGCTCGCTGCGCGCCTCCTCGCGGGTGACGATCCACAAGAGCGGGTTACGTGCGCGCAGGAGCGCGGCCACGTCTTCCGCTACGGTTTGACTCTTGGTGTTCACGGTCTATGCTCCTCTGAGCTATCTGGTGCGAGAGTGCACCCTCGGAGGCTCACTGCATGAGCCTCCTGGGCTGCGCTCTTAGAACAGGTCGGGCTGCCCACCTCCTGGCGGTAAACCGGGCTGGTGGGCTTCCTGCGCGAGCTGTGCGGGGCTCTTAGGCTTCCCCCGCAGGCATCGCGCTGCTTCTTCCAGGGCTTCGATAGCGTCGTGTAGTGCGAACTCGGCGCCGGTGTCCGGTAGCTTCGATTGGATCTCGGCTGCAAGCTGGCGCAGGCTCGCGGCGCGCTTATCGAGGCAAGAGGCGTATTGATGGTGGGTCGTTGCGGTCATGTGCTGCTCCTCTGAGCGGTTGGTAATGGGGTGCCTCGTCGCCCTCAATTCTGAGGGCGAGCCGATGTGCAGTCAAGCAACGGGAGGCACTATCTTTGCACTTTCACGCAACAAGGTTGCGTTTTGAAGTAGTAGACAACAACCGCGTTTTGCAGTACCCTCGACCCCATGAGCGAACTACGCAATGCCATCGACGCTGCAGTGCAGCAGTACGGCTCCCTCAACAAAGCCGCCCGAGTGCTACGGATCGACGTGGGATACTTGTCCAGGCTGCGCCACGGGCTACTCGATAACCCATCCCCTAAGATCCAGCGCAAGCTCGGCGTCAGGCGCCGCGTGATCTACGAGCGGGTGACACCATGAGCGGGTATACCCCAGTCTTCGGCACAGTCTTCAACGGTTCGTTGTGCGGCAAGTGGCCAACTACTGCCGTGTGGATGTTCTTCCTCGCGCTGGCGGACTCAAAGGGCGAAGTGGACGTCTCGCACAAGTTCATCGCCGGCATGACCGGCATACCCGAAGTCCAGCTCCGCGAGGGCATCGCAGCTCTCATGGCAGAGGATCCCCTCTCCAGGTCAACCGCTGAAGGCGGCCGGCGCCTCGTCCTCCTGGACCCCGCTAACCGCGACTGGGGATGGCGAATCGTCAACATCCAAAAATACCGCGACAAAGCGAGCGACCTAAACCAGCACATCGACGGCCGCCACGCGGAGAAAAATCGGCGCTACAGAGAACGCCACGGACTCACTGCCGGCGGACGCCCCCGTAAGTCATTGAACGGGAAAGAGCGACCGCGAGAGACCGCGGAGAGCCAGGATCGACTAACTCAGACTCATACTCATACTCAGAAGAATCCCCCCTATAGATCCCCCCTTCTCACTGAACTGCCAGAAGGCATCAACCGAGAGGCTTGGGGAGAGTGGATAGCCTACCGTCGGGAGCGACGCCTACCGCTCACGGATCGTGCGCTCTCGCTTCACGTGAAGCTGCTACTGCCGCACCCGCCGGAAGTGCAGCGAGCGATGATCGAGGAATCGATACAGGCCACATGGGCCGGTCTGTTCCCGCTCAAGGGGCCGGCGGTGGCTGAAGCTAACAAGGCCGCGCTGATGGCGTGGGCCAATGCACCGGAGCCAAGTACATGACACCAAGAGATCGACAGGCGCTTGTCACCATGCTAGGCGAGCTGGCGCAGCTCTACGGGCACAAGCTGGAAGCGGACGCTGTGCGCTGGTACTGGGAGGCGCTATGCGACCTGCCATTGTCTGCCGTACAGGCAATGGCGAAGGTCCACGCCAGGACGGGGCGCTACTTCCCCAAGCCGTACGAGCTGCGGCCGCCTGATGAGCGCAAAGCGCCGGCAGCGGGGCCTGATCGGTCGTTTCAGGAAGCCAGCGCGCGTTCGGATGCGGCCCTGGAGCAGCTGCGGGTGACTGATCCGGAGCGATGGTATGCGACCGTCGCGCCCAAGGTGCGGGAGCTGGGGGCGGCCAAGGGGATGCTACCGGGCGAGATCGAGTCCAAGCTGCGCCGGTATCAGGCCGGCGGGTCGCGATGATCTGGCGATGCCTCGTCCTCTACGTGGCCGTGACGCTCGCGCTACCGCTCGCGCTCACGGTCTTCTGGGTGCTGGCGATGGCGATCGCCGGCCCGATCATGGGCCTAGTGCGGCTGCTGAGAGGCGGCAATGGGCGCCAATAGCCACTGCCGCGGAGATAGCCGACGCGCTCGCCATCGCGCACAACCGGCTTCCAGGCGCGCTATGGACGCACGAGATCGAGTGTCGCTGGCACAGAGGCCAATGGACGGTCTCTATTCCAGCTCCGACCCCCGCCGCCACCCCAAGAATGGGACCCTACCCCCCCGGCACACCGCAGGGGGTCATCTGAGTTATTTCTTTCAGTTTTTGGGGGAAATTTATGGGGATTAAGGCGATACCCAATGATAGGAAGTTGAGGAGGGGGAGTGGGAGGTGTCGGTGTATGGGGTGTGGGGAATATTTTGCGAGTAGTGGGGCGTTCACGAGGCACAGGGTAGGGGGGTGGGGTGATGGGGGGCGTGGTCGCAGGTGTATGGGTGTGGATGAGATGTTAGGTGTGGGGTGGACGTACAGGGAGGATGGATATTGGCGTCAGAGTGTGCGTGGGCGGGGTGCTCAGTCCGCCAGGAGCGGCGATCTCAAGAATTGGGACAAGGGCAAGGGTAGTTCGAGCGAGGCGTAAAAGGGCCGAGGAGCGCCGAGCTGAGAAGAAGTGGTTGAAGTGGTGAGGGTCAAGGTAAAGCTGACTGGGAGGGTTAACGTGGCGAGTACGAATCCGACTGGGGTAGTAGTGAATCCGCAGACGATGACGGTGACGGATCCTGGGGCGTCTGGGGAGGGGATGACGGGTTACAAGATGTTGGTAGGGACGGTAGCTGGGGGTCCGTATTCGGTATCGTCGGCGACGGTTCCGTGGAGTCAGTGGACTCCTGGGAGTGGGAACACGTATTCGACGAGTTTTGGGGGTGCGACGTTCAGTCCGGCGTTAGCGAAGAATCAGAATTATTTCATGGTCTGTCAGGGGGTTAATCAAGCGGGGGCCTCAGGCAATTCGCCTGAGGTGCAATTTCTACTTGAGGCGGCGCCGGCCGCGCCCACCGGGTTCAGTCTCTCGTGAGACTGTTTCACCTGCGAAGCGTTCCAGGGTGAAAGGGAAGGGTCGAAGGTAGTTGTATCGAGATTTCACGAGTCCGAGACTTTTTGCAGCGCAAGGAGTGTTTCATGGTTGATACAAAGACAGTCGGGACGGATCCGAAGAAGGACGAGCCGAAGCCGGTGAAGTGGCTGAAGGTGAAGTTCAAGGTCCGTACCCACACCCTCCATGGCGGAGGGACGACCTACGGGCCCAAAGACGTGGGGTTCATCAAGGAAGAGAACTACGACCCGGAGGTCTGCGAGAAAGTGCCGGACGACTATCCCACCGGAACCGCCGAGGAAGTCGACGCCGCACTGGCGGAGCAGGAAGCCAAGAAGCATCCCGATTCCTCCGCCGCCGGACCCCAGAAAAAGAAATGACCCTGCCGGAAAAATGGTCCGCCGGACAAGTGCGCGCCCAAGCACACGTCTATGCCATCTATAGCCTCGTGGCACACTCGGCGGACCTACCGGCTTTGCGCAAGTTGACATCACAACAACGTCACGCCGTCCGCGCGCTCATCGGCCTCGCTTGGCTCGAAGGCCGCTCGGACGGCATCCTCTCAATGAAAGAAGTCGATGAGATTTGCAGCAAGAGACGATAAAGCCGCCCGCTGGCTCGAAGCCCACCCCGTCCTGCTCTTGTTCGTGTGGGTGGGAACCGTGTTTGCATTCGTGCTCGTGAGCATCGCGCTCCTCGTCACAGGCGACTGCAGTGCCCCGTGAAGCCCCCATCGTCTGGGAGCTGCCCAAAGGCGCCCGCTATCAGGGCCGACCCTGCAAGTACGGTCACAATGGTATGCGATACGCTGGAACCGGAATCTGCGTCGAGTGCGCTAAACGCCACTCGAAAAACCAGAAGTTCCGAAAGCGACTGCTACGCTCATGAAGTTCATCATCAAACTCGAGGGTGTCTTGGAGCTGGATCCCATCCTCCAACCACCGTCCGCGCCACACGTGCGCGTCCAGTACGTGAAGGAGAATCAAGTGTCGACTAACCTCGTAACCATCACCGCCCCCACCACCCGCACCGATGGCTCGGTGCTGAACCTGTCTGACATCGCATCGATCACACTCTCCAAAGCCGTCGACGCCGGACCACCATCGGTCGTCCAGACCTTCACCGCCCCAATCTCCGCCTCCATGACCTATACCGATCCGTCCCCAGATATGGGCTCAACCGATAACTACTCCGCCATCGCCACCGATACGCAGGGAAATGTCGGTCCTGCTGGAACGGCCTCCGTACAGGTCCCTCCAAGCCAGCTCGCCCCCCCTGCCGCCCCGACCCTGACCGCAGTGTTCCAACCGTAAGGTGAGGCGAGATCACAAGCCGGCGCCCCAAGCGCCGGCACGGTGCGGACCTCGCGAAGATCAGCACGGCGACTGGCCCGATACGTTCATCGACGGCCACATGGTCCAGCTCGGACTCAAGGACTACCTGCGCGCCGAGAAAATCGCCCTCGCCATAAACACCGCACGCGAGCACGGCTGGAAACAGGGCCGAACCCGCGGCAACCTGCTCGCACACCGTAAACACGGCGACGAAGAACACATCACCGGCTACTGCGCAGAACTCGCCGTCGCCCGATACCTGAAAGTCGACTGGGATCCCCCCATCAACCAAGGCCAGAAAGCCCACGAGCTGCCCGATATCGATCCCGACATCGAAGTGCGCGCATCCCTGACTGGCGACCGACTCGTCGTGCGCGATAAGGATGCGGATAACCGCCGCTACGTGCTCGCCTGCGCCGAAGGTAGAAGAGACTTCTTCCTGGCAGGCTGGCTGTGGGGGTTCGAAGCCAAGGATCCCGCCTACCGGCGCGACCCCAAGGGATACGGAGCCGCGTACTTCGTGCCGTACAACAAGCTCCGCACCATGGAGTCAATACGTGCCTAGACTGCCTCCTTCAGCGGCAGCTCCATCTGATCCTCGTTCGCGGCTACAGTTTCCTTGCGACGTTTCCACCAGTCCGGCAGCTCGTCAGGGTCGTGGCCGTGCCTTATTGCGTGACAGCGCGAGCAATAGACTCGCAAGTTCGACAGATCGAACGCTTTCTCGGGTGCTTCCGATACTGGTTCGATATGATCTACTTCCAGGCCAGTGATCGCGAGGCAGGCCGGCACAGAACACTTAGATCCTGCACGGACGAGAGCCTCGATTCTCAATGCGCGCCATAAAGCTGAGCGATAGTTGAGCATTTCTAATCTCCGCTTGTTCAGTTGGTTGTACAGACGATGGACCCAACGGGAGGTTCTTGTAGAGGATTACGCGAATCTATTGCGCACAATGGCGGAAATGGAGAAGCGGTCTGGCACCGCGGTAGTCATGTTATGGTTGCTAAACAATACCCTTGCCTACAAAGACATGTATGACGGGAAAGTCAGTTCAAAGGGTAGAAATCCTCGGCAGTTCAACATGGAGGAAGCCGAAGCCTTCTATCAACTGGTAGACCTCGCAGCGGCTGGTGATGAACGGGTCACGTACTCGCTGATTTCCCGCCGAATAGGCTGGCCGGCCAGGACGATCTTGGATACATGTCGTAGACGCGGGTTCTATCCAGGCCGGTCAAAAGAGAATTAAATGCCATGGCACACACAGGGTGACGTGAGTCGTCACAACAAGGCTGCAGGTAAATCCAAACGAAAGGGCAAGGTATGGCGGAAAGTCGCGAACACGGTGCTCAGCAAGACGGGCAACGAGGGCCGAGCGATCCGGGAAGCGAACGCAGTGGCGGGCCGGATGTACAAAGGGAAGGACCGCCGCTAGAGCTGCACTCGAACCCGCTCACCTCCTTCGAGGTCGGCGCGATCACCGATCTGCGGTTCCGCATGGCCTGCGATCTCATCAAGAGTGAACTCTTCGCCGGCATGGGTAACCGTCACGCCGATACCGTGGCCGCGATGGCCCTCGACCTCGCCGCAGCGCTCGTCCAGGGCGGTATCGATCGCGAATGGGTCCTCCCGCTCCCCGAAGGCGAAGAGATCCCCTCGCGCGTCCAGCGTCACCTCAAGATGGGCGTGCGCGCACAGGTCCTCACCCAGCGCTGGTCACAGGAGATCGCACAGTCCATGGATCCCGGTATCATGCGACCGCAGATGGTGACACCACGACAGTAGAGGAGCGCCGTGCGGCTCTCCTCCTCGATCAACATGGGGGGACTGGCTCCAGCCGTCCCTCCCGCCATCGTCCCCGCTTCACTCCCGAACGGTCAGGTCGGGTCGGCTTACTCGTTCACCTTCTCCGCCGTCGGCGGCACGCAGCCCTACAAAGCATGGGCCTACTCGCCCGCCGTCCCGGGCCTCATCATGAACTCCTCGACCGGCGTGCTCTCGGGCACCCCGACAACCGTCGGTACGTATAACTTCACCGTCAGCATGCAGGACTTCTACTCGATCCCAGCAGCTCCGGTCGGGTTCTCACTGACTGTGAACCCAGCTCCAGCTCCCCCGGCGAATACGCTCGGCACCGATCCGTTCCCGCGCATAGCCCAACTTCCCTACTTCACGAGCCTCTACAACAGCACGGGGTTCGTGAACTGGGCGGGGAAGTTCCAGATCGTTGTCACCAACTGGTACATCGGCGTCGAACCGCTCCCCGGCAGCGCCGGCTACTCGACCCTCGCGCAGGTCCACGCCCAGCAGAAAGCCGTCGGAGCCCTGAACGGCATCGCTTCAAGGCCCGTTCTCTACGCCGCTATCCACGAAGCCAAAATCCCGCCTGCAAGCTCCTCGCAACCTAAATTCGCAGCCACCGTCAATGCGAATACATGGTGGTTGCTCGCAGGACCCTACCCTTCTGGCGGGATCATCGCAGGCGACGCCGCCAACATGGGCGTCATTAACGTCGGAGCCGGTGGTCCCATCGACGCCGGCACCGGGAAGACCGTCACCCAGTACGGCGCTTACTACTTCTACAACGTGCTCACGCAGGGGAACGCGACGAGCCTCTTCGGCGAAGCCTCCAACATCGCGGCGAACCCGAACCTCGCCGGCCTGTTCTGGGACGCGCAGTTCTGGGCACCCCGTGGAACCAACGGCGGCTGGCCCGTGAATATGACTGGCACGTGGACGTGGGGCGTCACCATTGCATTCAATACGTACGCCACTACCGCTCCGATCTACCAGAACGGCGAGAAGGACCTCATCAACAACTGCCGCTCCTTGGCGCCGGCAGGGTTCCTGTTGATCGGCAACAGCGACGTCGGGAACGCCGTCGCAGGCTGGCCAGTCACCGTGAGCGGCCAAGCCAACCTCTACGACTGCATCCTCGCGGAAGCGGCTATCGGTGCGTCCTATTCCTGGGAGAACACGAGCGTCACACCTAGCCAGACCGTGCTCAATGCCATCATCGACGGCGAGGCAGTCATCATCGCGAGCGGCGGCTCGCAGATCGTCCAGCAGGTCGGCCGCGGACGCATCAGCGGAGCGAATCAGACGTGGACCGTGCCGACTGGCACGGCCACGAATCAAGCCTCCTGGTGGGTGGCGGCTGACTGGCAGGCACAGCGCTACGGCCTCAGCCTCACGATGATGCGCAACTGCCACTACGCGCTCGCCGACTACAACAGCGGTAACTCGGTCTACTGGTGGTCAGACGACTTCGACGCAGGCGGCACCGCAGCTCCTGGCTGGCTCGGTCAACCGACCGACCCTCCGCAGTCGGCAGTCCAGAACGCATTCGGCGTGACCGGCATCTACGTCCGGCGCTTCCAGTACGGCATCGCGATCTGTAACCCAAAGGGTAACGGCTCGGTCACCCTCAGTCTGCCGTCCGGCTACTACTGGACATTACCCTCGACGGGATTATCGGATGCCGCCGTAAATACGAATACGCAAGTGAATACCGTCACCCTAAACGATGGCGACGGCCGCATCCTCGCGAATCAGCAGTTCCCAGTGGCGACGGTGTTCATCTCTCCGACCGGCAGCGACAGCAATAGCGGCGCACTGAACTCCCCGTGGTCATCGAGCAAGATCAGCACCATTGCCCCGGGCACGGTGGTGGGCTTCCTTCCCGGCACGTACACCAGCTCGACGCTCGCCGGGAATTACAACAGCTACATCAATGCGAACGGCGCGACGCCGCCAGGACACACGATACCAGCCAATCTCGTGATGATTTCCTGTAACGCAGCCGGGAAGTACCAGCCGCGTACTGTGATCTTCGAATCAGGAGCGGCTAGCGCGAATCCGTTCACAGGGTTCATAAATCCCATCCGCGGCACGAGCGGGGGGTTCTTCAATACGGCCTCGGACGGCTGGACGATAGACGGCTTCGTGATCCAGAACTACAACGACACGGCTATCGGCTGTAACAACAATAACAATCACAAGATCCTGAACTGCGACATTAAGAACGCCATGACTGCTCAGACCGCGAGCAATCCCGGCGGAATCTCCATCAGTCCTCCGGGTGGCAACGGGACTTTGATCTATAACACCTACGTGCATAACCTTCAGGTTCTGCCGGTCCTGAACATCGTCGTGAGCGGCGCCACCTCCGGGGCGACCCACGTCACCCTCGTGTCGATCAACGGCGTCGCTACGACTACGTGGCCGTTCGATACCCGCAATGCCGGTCATCAGATGGGACTGAAGTTCACGGACACCGGGCAGGAGTTTTCCACCAACGTCGTCGCGACCTTCGGCAGCGGGACGATCACGCTCCCGAGCGCAGTCGGCACGACCTCCAACGGATCGGGGACGTTCTACTTCGGCGGAGGAGGGTCGCCGACCTCCAAGATCAACTACCCATGGGGATGCTTCGGAATCTACATGGAGGGAGTCGGCACTACGACGCCCATTGTGATCGAGGGCGTCACGAACATTAAGACCTCGGGTATCGCGATCAAGACGACTCAGGGCGCGCAGCAGTGGCTACGCACCTACAGCGAGCAGGCGAACTTCGCGAATAACGCCGGGATCGCCGGGACGTTCATCGCGGCTCAGGGATTCTTCCCGCCCGCCGGGAAGACCTCAAGCGCCGACCATTGCATCATCGTCGGCTGGCTGTACGGATTCGGGGAAGGAGCGGATGGCGGCAACGACAACCAGCTCATCAGCGGGACCGTCTCGCTCAACCATTGCACGTTCCATACTCCCTACAGCAGCGGCACCGGCTGGCGCCCAGTCGTGACTCTTGGCATCGCGCAGGCGACTCCAGGCACCGTGCAGTTCAACAACAATGCTTTCGGCTCCATCGGGCCGACATTCGATACGCGGTTCGGCTGGTGGGGGAGCCTCACTGCAAGTCCGGTCTGGGGGACCTACACCGGCGACCATAACCTGTTTCCCGCCAGTTGGATCGCGCGCTGGAATGGCCCGGGGAGCATCCCTGAGACGTGGCTCTCAGGCACGACGAACTTCTCGGGTGGCATCGCGACCGGGCCGAATGATTGGCGAGTGCTCACCGGACAGGACACGAACAGCAAGGATCCCGGCAGTGTGGGCGTCTACGTGACGACGCCCGCCTCGGGCAACGTGAGCACGTTCCAGCTCCTGGCGACGGCCGGCGGCGTCGCGATCTCGACACTCAGCTCGACAGGAGGTTACCCCGGCGCGATCGACGGGACCTATGGTAGAAACGGCATGCCCTGCGGCGTGAACTTCTGGTACTGAGCGATGAGCGTACTCGCGTCTGATCCCCTGAACGGCGGCGGTGGAGACATCCAGACGTCCTACAACGGGAAATGGACGTATGGACCCACTACCGCGACGAGCGGAGCGATCAACGTCCAATCGACCGGCGCGTACGTGGGCAGCGCGACGAACGGCCTGCTGGTGACGGCCTATTACAGCAACATCGTATGGCCGAACGATCAGTGGGCGCAGGTCACGATCAATTCAGCGATGAGCGGCGTCATGCAGTCCGGTGTCTGCGTCCGCAACAACGGCACGACGGCCTACTACTTCTACGGCACTAGTTCCACCTACGATGTGCGTGCGTATAACGCCGGCTCTGTCAGCCTCATTGGCGGAGCGAAGTCGTGGACACCTAACGTCGGGGATGTCCTCTACATACAGGTGACCGGGCAGACCAGCTCCATTCAGATCATCGTGAAACAGAACTCAACCGTTCTGCAGACGACCGGAGTCGGTGCGCAGCAGTACGCCAGCGGTTCAGCCGGACTGGCTTATGCCTCTGGAGGGGTGAACGGACCTGTGCTCAATACATGGTCCGGCGGTAACTTCTCCTCCCAGATGCCGCAGTGCACGTACACCCTCCCATGACCTTCATCATCGGCACCCCACATCGGCATCACTGCGGGCACCAGCAGTGGACTCCAGGGGGAAGCGACTTCAAGACCTACGAAGCGGACATGCAGTCCTGCTCGCACTGCCAGCGTTCGCTGAACATCAGCGCGAACGAGGGCGCCTACTGCTCGCGCTGCCAGCACTTGGTCTGCCACGATGGCCCGTGCGCAGCTCAGACTGAAAAATTCGGTTGCTTGCCTTTTATTGCGTATTTAGAGAAGTTCTTCGCGATGCACGGGCGGCTGGCGCAATATCGCAAGCTGGCGGGACTGGATCCGGTGGATCCGCAGAACATCATCGTGCCGAGGTAGCAGATGGCCGACTTTACGAACGCGAACGCGAATTTCACCCCATCCACTACCGCCGATAACTGGGTCCTCGACCCCTCAACGAACATCACGTACTCCAAGGTCCGCGTCATTACGTGGGGCGGGCAGGGCGTGACCTCGACCGGCTACCGTACCCGGTGGTTCCGGCCGACGACCATCGCATCGAGCACCTTCACGGCTGTCGGAGCTGTGAACGCAGCCACCAATCCCGGCCTTACGCCGGGGGTGAGATTCGGGACCTTCGCCACGAACTCGACTCCGCCGGCAGATCCTGGCGCGCTGCACAACGTCTCGTGGAACGTCCTCGGCGGAGGCGGGATCTATGCTCTGCCCATCGGCGGGGAGTGGAGCATCATTTCAGTCGGCACCGCGACCGTGAACGGACAGATCGCTTGCCGGAACGCGGCGGGCATCGACGCGAGCCTTTCGTCTTATGGCGTGCAATGGCAAGAATAGCCGATAAAATCAGTGAGGTAGCTCTCACTCTCTAGTCCGTGGCCGACCCGACCACTCCTGCCCCGCAGTACATATTCGG